ACTCAGCGCCGGGCTCGTAACCCATCTCGCGAAGGTAGCCGTCACCGATTTGCAGCTTGCCGTTGAATTGCACCTTTGCCTTGTAGGTCAGGCCGCGGCCGCGCTTTGCTGTCTTGCTGCCTAGATCAACGCCTTTGGCTTCCAGCAGCGCTTCATAGAACTGCGTGAATGCCACGCGATCCTTGATCACGTAGCCGCAAGCGCGCACCAGTTCGGACTTAGGCGCATTGCCCAATTCCTTGACCTTGGCGAGTAGTTCGACGCCCTTGAGCATGGGTAGAGTTAATGATTGGCGGAATCAATATAGCCTGATGCCTGTAGATCGCCCAGCACCTGCGTGCAATGGGTTGAACTCACGCCAGACCAAGTAGCCCAGCGCGTCGTTCATGTGGTCATGGCCGGCATCTTTGTCGGGGTCGCCCTTGTCGGTGTAGCACTGCAGCTCTAGGCATTCGATCAGCCGCTTGCAGCGCTGGTGGATAGTGAGCCTGACCTGACCCTTGCCGTTTTCCAGCAAAGCCTGAACAGCAGCCACGCGATCACGGACGGGAGGATTTGCGCGTGGTGACTGGTTTGACATGCCGTAGGACTCCAGGATTTGGATATCGGTCTGGCTTGCGTTGGTGCTGCGGTTACCGCCGCTGGCATCTGGGTAGATGTAGATACGCCGCTGCGGGTAACGCGCTTGGATCTCTTGCGCCAATGCGTCGGTGTCATGGGCGCCGCTGATCTCATCAATCAGTAGCAGGCTGCTGCCGGTGCGGATGCCGATCACGGCGGACATGTTGCCAACGTTGAAATCAACGCCAATGCGTAGCGGCTCGCGGTCTAGGTCAGGCAGATCAGCCACCACATGCTTGTCGCGGCTGAAGCGGTCATAGATGGTGCCCGTGGTGAGGTTAACGAACTCTCCATCCAAGTACGCCCGCAGCAGGTTGGGGTCGTAGTTGGCTTCCAGCCGCTCGATAAAGTCCGGCGGCAGGTGTGGGTTGTCTGCTGACCGCATCTTGATCAGCTTGCGATCCGCGCGTCCCTTGGCATCCTCACTGCCGAATGTGTTCCACATCCAGCGGAAGCCCTCTGGTGTGGATGCAGCGCCAAACTGCCGCACGTTGCCGGACCGCAAGCGGCCAAGGATCTTGGGGAATGCCTTGTTGGCAATGCTGGGCGTCACCGTGTCGATCTCATCGGCCAGCACCCAAGCAAGGTTCAAGCCGATGATGCGACTCCAGTTCTCGAAACTGCGGCACAGGATCTTGGTATCGCCGCCTGGCAGGTGCAGCATGTATTCAGGCAGCGGGCTTGCCCTGAAGGTGTAGGGGATCTCATACGCCTCCAAGAACTGCTCAAAGTCGTTCTGCCAGATATCGCGGATCAATGGGCCAGTGGGCTCCATCACTGCACCGATGAAACCTTGATTGGCCGCGGCCAGCATCACCGCTTTAGCGCACAGCGCACGCGTCTTGCCGGCGCCATAACCAGCTGAGATGCCAAGGATCTGCGTGTCGCTGTCATCCACAAACGCAAGCTGCCCAGGGTGCAGATCAGCGCGGATGCGTTGCAGCAGATCGCCCGTGTCCTCTTGCGTTGCGACATCCATAAACCCAAGCAGGCTGCCGGGTTGGCAGATGCCGGCGATCAGGCTCATGACATCTCAAACCGCAACAGCTTGGCCTGATCTTCTAGGGCTTTGATTGCAATGCTGAGGTTACCCTTAGCGCGTGCTTCACGCTCGTAATCTTGCAAGCGAGCGACAGCAGCAGCAAGCCACTGCGGCCGCTCTAGCTCTGCATCCAATGCCATAAGTTGGCGAGCGCGAGACATGTAATTCTCTGCCTGACGCTCGCCTACGTCCCAGTTCTCCGAACAGTAGCGAACGATTTGCGTCCTGCTGTGAGCACGCAACAGGAGGTCGTAAACGGTGTTTACCCGTTCGTCGATCTCCGTGTTGGTGCTCTTCTTTGCCACCTATTAGCCCTTAATTTGCACAGGCATTACCAGATAAGTTACACCGTCCACGCCACTAGGTGTCAGCACCACGGGGGTGGTTGCCGTATTGGCGTGGAATGTGATGGCTTCTGCGGGCTTGAACGCCTTGATGCCGTCTAGCAGGTAGTGGACGTTGAAGGCCCATGCGCCATTAGCGGTGCCTTCCACCTTGAGCAGCTCCTTGCCGTTGTTGGCGTCCGATTCAGCAGTGATGGCGATAGTGCCACCTACTGACTCGATCTTGACAATGGAGTTGTGCGCATCGGCAATGATGGCGACACGCTCCAATGCACGGGTCAAGCGGCGGCGGTCGGCGGTGATGGTGCTTTTGAACTCAGCGGGTACCAACTTGGCCACGTCTGGATAGGTGCCATCCATGATGCGGCTGTAGATGGTGATGCCGTCGCCTGCGTCGATCACGGCTTGCCCTTTGGCCACGGCGATGGTGACCACGCGATCCTGCAGCAGGCGCATGGTGCTGGCTGGTAGCACGAGGTCTAGGCCATCTGGCAGGTCAATGGCGTAACGCATCAGGCGATGGCCATCGGTGGCTTCCATGTGCCCACTGCCGAGGTGGATGCCTTGGAGCATCTGCTTGCTGGCGTCGGTGCTGGCGGCTGCCATGCAGGCGCGGATGCCTGCGGATAGGTGCAGCTCGCTCGTAGCAGCGTCCACAACCGGCAGCGCGGGGTAATCCGCCGCATCAGCCGCTGCAAGGCCGTAGGAGCCCGCAGAAGCCGTCAGAGCGCCATCTGCGAGGGTCAGAGCTTCATCGCCGTCAAAGCGGCTCACAAGGCCAGCCAGCAGCCGATACGGCAGCGCTACAGCGCCATCGGTCTCCACTGCGGCTGGGATGGTGACGGTGATGCCAAGGTCAAGGTTGAAGCCGGTGATGGTCATGGCACCACCAGCGGCTTGGATCAGGCAGCAATCAAGGATCGGATGGCTGCTGCGATGACCAACGGCTGGCGCGATGGTGCGCAGCGCGTGATCGAGATCGGCTTGGCAGGTAACAGCTTTCATTTGACGGTGGCGGCAGTGACGAGGCTGGTGATGATGCGTTCATAATCAGCGGCGAAGCTATCCACAAGTTCCATGGGTAGCGGTACGCCGTCATCAATGGCGTTGTCGGCAATGGCTGCGGCGTACGCCACTGCCTGGGTCATGGTGTCATGCAGCCGATTGATCACCGGCTGCTGCTTGGCTGGAATGTGAATGAGCGATGACATATGCAACAAGAGTTTCAACGTGTCGGCGGTTCAGGTCACCACGCATGAAGGCGCAGGCGTCCGCCACCAGCGCATGGTACGCCGCCGTGGTCAATCCTGCAACAACCCCACCACTCAAAGCACGCTGCCGGATCAGATGCGCACGCGGGATGCCATGCGCTGCTGCTTCCGTGTTCAACCGCGCCAGGTCATCAGCGGTGACATTGATCTTGATTTCGGGCATTAGATGCGCAGGAGTTCGATGCAGGATAGGTCCAAGGTGCGTCCTACCCAGATGGACGAGGTCGGACGAGGTCGGCGGCTTTGCTACGACTGGGGTCTGGCCTCTCCGTCCAACCTCCCAACCTATATGGATAAAAGAGGGAGAAAGGGGGGGGAGGGAGGGTTTAGGTAACTCTTAAACCCTTAGATGGACGGTCGGACGTTGGACGGACGTGGAATCCAGTGGTTGCAGTGGTTTGGCGCGTCCAGCCCGACCTATGGCTTTGCGAAGTACCGCCGCCGCCGCCCAGACGCCTCCCGTTTTGCGACATACCCGAGATCCTTGAGAATCGAAGCCACCTGCATCTGGTCAGCTCGTGTTTGGCGCTCAGGAGGTTTCTTGATTGCGTTATTCAAAAGCTCCTCAGTTGTAAGTGGGTCAACTGTACGCCGCTTTTCAAGATGCTCCTCAATAGCGCTACGCCAAGGCGAGTCAATGACATAGTTATTGTTCTCCTCTGTCACTTGAATCTCCATGTCTACTGTTAAGCGGTTGGTTTCGCCTGCCCTGTAGGCATGTACAACAGCGGACCAAATCGCGTCACGTTCAAGCATCAGAGAAGCGGTATCAATCTGGTCCTGCTGCGTCTTGGTAGTGGGGATGACCCAGAAGCGACGGTTGCCGGTTTCGTCAACCAAAAAGCCGGTGGTTTTATTTGTTGTGCCGACAATAATTCCACGCCGTGGGAATGATTCAACTGCCTTGCCGTAAGGCACGCGCATAAGGTCCACTGCCTGCGAAAGAAAGGCTTTTACCTGTCCTGCGTGGCGCCTACCTGTGATGTGATCAAGCTCTGCCCATTCCATCATCCACGAACGATGGAGCACCATTACGTCGTCTTTACTTGATATATCACCGAGTGCATCGGAGAAGAACGGACCACCTAGGCAGCCCCAAAAACTGGATTTGTAGGCACCTTGATCACCCATCAATACGCATGCGGTGTCGTGCTTGCAGCCAGGAGTAAAGGCACGCGCTACGGCACCAATCAGCGTGCGCTTGAGCATTTCGTCGTAGATGGTCGGCTCTGATAACGCCGCATCGCACGGGCGTAGGTAGGTCGTTGCAAGCCGGTCGATGTAGGTCGGTGCAACGTGGTCGGCGCAATGCTCTAGGTAAAGGCGCACCGGGTCGTATGGCTTTTCGCTTGCCACTTGGACCAAGCAATCAATGGCAAGCTCCTTGCTGACCTTGTAGCCCTGCTCTGCCAGCTTGAGGTAATAGCGGTCGACGCCTTCGATCACTTGGTTATCGATTTCGATCTGCTGGGTAAAGATGTTGAGCCTGATGTCACCGGCATTGCGACGCAGGTACTCCAACAGCTCAGCGGCCTCCAACTTCTCTGGCTTGCCGCCTACTGGCGCACGACCACCCGCCTGCGGTTCCGGGTCAGCGGTGCGGCCACCAGGCTCACGCCGTACTGGGCTGGCGCTACGCCATCCGTCTTTCTTGGCCATGTCGCCAAGGGTGCCGAGCGTGATGCCGGATTTCTTAAAGCTCCGCCATTTGCGTTGGCAGTCGCTGGGTTTGTGCTTAGCGGACTGCGCCGACCACTGCTCCCATTGATCGAGCAAGCTGTCATCACCGACGCTGTGAAGCGACATGCCAACCGCAAGCCAGTCGTTGTAGTCATCAGCGCGGTTGGCATCCAATGCAGCGAGATATGACCGCGCGCGATCCGCATCGCCTTGCGGGTCAGGCAGCTGGACTAGCTCGGCGCGTACCGGCTGCGGCTGCGGCTTGAGCATCCGCTCAATCAGTCCAAGCGGCGCTTCTGCTATGTCGCGGTCACCTGGCCCATGGCCTGGCACCCAGTAGTAGCCAGTGGTTTGTGGGTGTGCCCCGGCTACAACGGATTGGCAGCCGTTCCAGCGCAGCTCTACTTGCTCGGCCTTGCCGTCGTCATCAATGACGCCGGTCTTGTATTTGCGCGTGGCGATCGCATCCCAGTACTGCTCGGGCACGCGGTAGATGATTTGCATCCGGCCATCGCGGCCTGATTTGACCACCCAGCTGCGCGGCAGGGATGACAGCGGCAGGTCCCACTCGGCTAGGAGCGTGCTGGCTGACTTGCCATCGTGGTCCAAAAACAACAGACCACCAGACGGCACGCCGCAGCACACGCCAATGGCACGTGCGCGACCGCTGCTCAGTTCGGCCAGCAGCGCATCCTTATTAAGTGGGTTGTCTTGCCATGCCGGCTGATACGGGCGCTTTTGCCCATCCACGGCGACATAACCCCAGTCGTCGGGGAGTCGGGCCAATTCTTGCTGCAGGCTCACTTGGACTCCTTGGCGCGGCGCATGGCTTCTTCAACCACAAGGCGGATCACGGCGCTGCGGGACAAGCCAGCAGCGCGTTGCCGATCCAGCCACTGCACCTGCTGCGGCGTGAACAAAACTGAGATGGGATGCACGGTCTCGGCTAAAGGCTTGCCAAGCTTAGCGGGATCCGCTATGGTTGCAAGGCACCTCACGGCTGCACTCGCTTGTGAATCCTATTTACCGAATCACCTACCAACGCCCGTGGGGCAGATGCGTGGTTAACACCACTCAATTTGCTACTGAGGCGGAATTGCGGATTGGCTTTGCCAAATCATACAAAGGTTGCGATCTTCTTGAAATTCAAGACGTAACAAAAGAGTATTTACCCAACTCATGAGCAGAACCTATTTAGAGCAAAATGTTTACGACGCCGCTATCGAGCGGCTCGACTTCATCTTTCAGCATTTCACCCGTGTGTACGTCTCCTTTTCTGGCGGCAAGGACAGCGGAGTTCTCCTAAATCTTGTTTGCGACTACGTGCGAGAGCGCAAGCTGCCGATTAAAATCGGCGTTCAGATCATGGACAACGAGGCCAACTACACCCACAGCGAGGAGTTCATGCATCGCATCCTCCAAGCTAACCGGGACATCCTTGACATCTACTGGTGCTGCCTGCCCATCACCCTCCCCTGCACCGTTTCTTCCTACGAGATCGACTGGCAGTGCTGGGGCGAGGCTGACCGCCATCGCTGGATTCGACCTATGCCGCAGCAAGATTACATCGTCAACCTGCAGAATCATCCTTTTGGTGACCTGTTCATCGAAAACATGGACTATGCCACGTTCTGGGATATGTTCGCGGAGTGGTACAGCCAAGGCCAGCCATGTGCCAACCTGATTGGCATCCGCACCGTTGAATCACTGAACCGGTTCAGGGCAATCCTGAATCAAGACAAAGAGACCATGCTTGGCCGCATGTGGACCAAGAAAAACACGGCGCATACCTACAACTGCTATCCGATCTATGACTGGCGCACAGAGGACATTTGGACCGCTAACGCCAAGTTTGGATGGGACTACAACAACCTTTATGACGTGTTTTACATGGCTGGCATCCCCATCAAAAAGATGCGGGTTGCCTCGCCGTTTATGTCAGAGTCCAAATCCAGCCTTGCCATGTATCGCGTGATCGACCCGCAGGTCTGGGCAAGGCTTTGTGCCAGGGTCGGTGGTGCCAACTTCATGGCCACCTACGGCAAACAGCTTGATTACAAATCCTTCAAGCTGCCTGCAGGTCACACCTGGAAATCTTTTGTGAAGTTCCTGCTGGCCACCTTGCCGGATCAATCAAGCGCAAATTTTAAGCAGCGCTTCATCCAATCAATCCGCTACTGGGGCAGGGTGGGGCGCGGTCTTCCTGAAGCCATCATTGAAGCTCTTGGCCGTATTGGCATTCGCTTCTACATCAATGGCACCACACGCCACGGTGGCAACAATCTGCGCCGTGTCGTGATCAAGGTGCCACCTGATCACCTTGATGATCTCCCGTGCCACAACAGCATGGTCACATCATGGAAGCGATTTGCCATCACCGTTTTAAAGAACGACCACACCTGCAAATACCTTGGTTTGGCGCCAACGCAAGAGCAGCAGCGCCGCCAAAGATCAATTCAACGCAAGTACAGCCAAGTCCTTAACCGTTCCGCCAAATGAAGATCCTGAACGCCGCACACCTCCCTGATGATCGCGTTGTGCAATGCCCACGCGGTGGCTTTACCAGCCATCGGCTTGTCGTTGAAACCGACGGTATGGGCTACAGCATGACCAAAACCATCATTCACCCTGGCAAGCCGCACCGCTGGCACTATCAACATCACCTCGAAACTTGCTACTGCGTCAGCGGCAAAGGCGTGCTGATTAACGAGGCAACACAGGAAATTACGGACATTGGGCCTGATGTGACATACGTGCTCGACAAGCACGATGCTCACACGTTTGAAGCCTTAGAACTTACCACGCTGATCTGTGTATTCAACCCACCCCTTAAAGGAGATGAGCTGCATGACCAGAACGATTCATACCCTTGGCGATCCCCGGTCTACTCTGTTCGCAGTATTCCTATCGAGAAAGTTACCGCCAATGATTACAACCCCAACTCTGTGGCGCCGCCTGAAATGGCACTACTCGAAACATCCATCTGGGAAGATGGTTACACGCAACCTGTCGTTGTCGTGCATGATGCCGAGCGTGACCTTTATGTGGTCGTTGACGGTTTTCACCGATTCCTGACCCTTAAAAACAGCCAACGCATCCGTGAACGCGAAGGTGGCCGCTTGCCCGTGGTTGTGCTCCGCAAGGAGCTGCACGACCGGATGGCTTCCACCATCCGTCACAACCGCGCTCGTGGTTCGCACAACATCGAGCTGATGAGCGTGATCGTTGCCGAGTTGATTGAGATGGGCAAAGGCGATGCATGGATCTGCAAGCACATCGGTATGAGCCCTGATGAGTTGCTGCGCCTTAAGCAAGTCACCGGACTGGCCTCGCTGTTCCTTGGCAAAGATTTCAGCAAGGCATGGGACGTTGAGCAGATTGACAACATCACAGAGGATCTCGAACGTGAAGCTCAAGAGGATCTGGTTGCCCATTGATACCTGGGAAGAGATCGGCTTCAACATGTGGGGCGAGGTAGCTAATCGCCGCCTCTTCCTGCAAAGGGCCGAGATCTTTACCGGCAATCACCGCCTTTACGGGCGCTACATGCAACGGGTCGCCGTGGAGTGGCCCAATAGTTGCATCAATGCTCTAACCGACTACAACCTCAACCGCAAAGCATGGATCGGGCACGCAGCTTGCGCGCTGGCCCTTCGATGCCCTGAAGACATCACCAGACAAGCATGGGGACTTTTGACCGATGAGCAACGGACATTGGCGAACCGACAAGCGGATCGAGCCATTCGCGCCTGGGAAATGCGCTACCGCCAGAGTCTCGGAATACCTGCGAACGTGGAAAGCCCGCTGTTATTCGCACGAGATCCCCGATGAAGTGCCAGTGAAGGTTGCAGCGTCAGGCCGTGCGCCATCGTGGCGGGCCGTTGCAATCGCTTTGCTGCAGAACGATCTGCACCTCTACCAACTTGGCTATGCACGACCTGCATACGATCAACAGCGCCGGGCCGTAACCATGGCTCAGATTGCAATGCATGGTGCCCCGGCAGATGGCACGCAACTGGAGCTGCCGCTATGAACCTCCGCCCCTACCAACAGCAACTAATCAACGACATCCGACTGCAGTACCAGCTAGGGCACAAATCTGTGCTTGCGGTGCTGCCCACTGGCGGCGGCAAGCGGTATGATTCCGTTGCCCGCAACTGTTGGACGATGCCCGGCACCTGCAAAATTGAAGGCTGCGACAAGCCAGTGGACAGTCACGGTATGTGCGGAATGCACGCCCAGCGCGTGCGTCGCTACGGCGACCCGCACTACATCACCCCCGAACAGTCACGCCGAGCTAAAAACCGCGCAGCGCAGCTTGCTCGTGTTGAATCCGTCAAGGAAACGACCTATCGCAAGCGACATGGGCGCCACGAGCATCGCGTTGTAGCTGAGCAGATGATTGGTCGACCGCTTGAACGCGGAGAAATCGTGCATCACATTGATGGCAACAAGCACAACAACGATCCATCAAACTTGATGGTGATGACGCAAGACCATCACATCAGAGAGCATTTAGCGCCTGATGCCAAACCTATTGAGTGGAGCGGGCGGGCTATGTATCCGAAAGATTGGGCGACAGAGTTTGGCATTAGCGTTCAGCGTTTTTACGGCAGGCGCCGCGCCGGTTGGTCTATGGAGCGCATTGCATCAACACCGATCCGCAAATGGGCTAAGCAATGATTGATCTTCGCCCTTATCAACAGCAGTTAGTTAATGAAATACGCGGCCAGTATCAGTTAGGCCGCAAATCGGTTCTTGCCGTGCTCAGCACTGGTGGCGGTAAGACTTACATTTTCAGCTACATCGCTCAACAAGCAAGCATTAAGGGAAACAGGGTTTTAATCCTTGTTCACAGGGCTGAACTGCTCGACCAAGCAAGCCGCAGCTTGCGCAACATGGACGTTGCCCACGGGTTAATTCAAGCCGGCAAGGCAATGGATCTATCCCGCACGGTGCAGATTGCCAGCGTGCAAACCGTTGCTCGCCGGTTGCACCTGCTGCCGCGTGATTTCTTCCAGCTCCTAGTGGTGGATGAGGCACACCACACCACGGCTGGCACGTGGGCCAAAACGGTTCAGCACTTCCATAACGCCAAGCTGCTGGGTGTGACGGCAACACCGATCCGCTCAGATGGCCGCGGCCTTGGCGAGCACTATCAATCCATGGTGCAAGGTCCAACAGCACAGCAGCTCACAGATGCCGGATTCCTCGCCGCGGCCAAGGTGCTGGCACCGCCCGGTTTTGACTCCACTGGCCTGCGCAAGCGCATGGGTGACTTCGACCCCAAGGAGGCTGAGCAGCGCGTCGGCACGATCATGGGTGACTGCCTTGGTCACTACCGCAAGCACCTGCCAGGCCAGACGGCAATCGCGTTCTGCTGCTCAGTGGCGCACGCGGAGGCAGTGGCTGCACTCTTCCAGTCAGCAGGCATCGCCGCGGCCAGCATTGACGGCAGCATGGATAGCGCGCAGCGCCGGCAGCTGCTCGGCGACCTAGGTATCGGCAGGATCAAGGTGCTGACCAGTTGCGCTCTTATTGGCGAAGGCGTAGACGTACCAAGCGTCGGCGGCTGCATCCTGCTCAGGCCTACGGCAAGCGTGGCGCTGCACCTGCAGATGATCGGCCGGTGCTTGCGCCCGCAACCTGGCAAGCGCGCCGTGGTGCTCGATCACGTCGGCAACACTCTGCGGCTTGGTCACCATCTGGAGCCGCGCGACTGGTCATTAGATGGCATCAAAAAGCGCGACCGCGAGGCGGCGCCATCGGTCAAGGTGTGTCCGCAGTGCTTTGCCACCAGCGCCAGCGCTGTACAGGTGTGCCGCGAATGCGGCCATGTGTTTGCGCCGCAGGAACGCCGCGAGCTGCTGCAGGTTGACGGTGAGCTGCAGGAGTTGGCAGTGGCTAAGCGGCGTGAGCAAGGCAGCGCTCAAACGCTGCAGCAGTTGATCGCACTGGGTCAGCAGCGGGGATACAAAAATCCAGTCGCATGGGCGAAGCATGTGCTTGCCGCGCGCCAAACCAAAGGACAATGGAGCAAGGTGCAATGAGCAAGTTTTGTATTGACCTCGAAGGCGTGATGCTGCCTGATGCCATTGCGGCAGTTGTTGAAGCTTGGTATGAGGCGCAGAATACGGAGTCAGCGGCTGACTGGGTTGAAGATTTACGTCTGAAAATCAAGCGCGAATTTGGCCGCGGCTGGAGTGTTCGTGGTGTTGGTGCTACGAAGTTAAATCCAGAAGGCTTCTGTCAACTTACGCGCATTGCGCCAGATAGAAGTCGCAGCTCCGTGATCATTCCCGTTGAATGGCGCGTGTCAAAAGCAAAAGCGATCGCATCGCATATTTTTCAGCTTATTGATTTATACAACGGCACTAATACCAGTTTACGGAATTGCTTAAATACAATGGCCGAATTAGGCGCTTTTACGCCAACGTCCGCCAATGCCTTCTGAGCAACAAATCCAGCAGCACATCCGCATCGCCTGCAGCACCGGTGACACGCGCCTGTTCCGCAACAACACCGGCACGCTTAAGGACGCCAATGGCCGCCCGGTTCAGTTCGGCCTGTGCAAAGGCAGCGCTGACCTGATCGGCTGGAAGCGCGTCACGGTGACGCCGGATATGGTCGGCAGCACCATGGCTGTGTTCCTATCTATTGAGGTGAAGACCGCAACAGGCAGGCTGCGCCCTGAGCAGCAGCAGTGGATGGATGCGGTCCAGGCGGCTGGCGGCATTGCCGGCGTGGCGCGCAGCGTGGAGGATGCAGCGACATTATTAAGAGATGTTGCACGGGGTTGATCAGGGTTGCCGATGGTGTAGGATGACGTCACGAGGGGAGCGGCCCACTCGCAAAACTCAACCGCCGGGGAACGGAGCACACGACCCGTAAAAATCGAGCTCAACAGGGCCTGGATAAGCCCGCTCTGCCGGTTGGCCCGGCACCCAATCACCTCAAGCATCATGCGTGCACTGATCACTGCAGCAATCCTGCTGCTGTCGCCTGCTCAAGCCCGGCAGGTGACTGCCACCGTCTACGACGGCTGGTACCACGGGCGCACCACGTACTGCGGCGGCACCTACCGCCACTGGGACGTGTCAGCCGCCCATCCATGGCTGCCATGCGGCACTCGCGTCACAGTGCAACACCGCGGGCGCCTGCTCACCGTGCCAGTCACTGACCGCTGCGACTGCGGATCACTGGATCTCAGCGCTGGCGCCGCATACCGCCTAGGCGTGCCGCTAGACGGCACAGCAACTGTGTCGATCCGTTACTAGGCAGGGTTGACCACGGCTGCGCATGGTGTAGGATATGGGGACAGCAGGCAACCAGTCCTGCACCCCACCCCGAGAACCATGACCGTTTACACCCTTGAGCGCACTGAAACCCAGCAACTTCCCGCCGCTCGTTGCACATTTCAGCAGCGCGTTTCAGAGTCCGGCAAAAAATTGGTTGACGTCACCATGCTGCATCTCACATCACAAGGATGGAGCAGCACCATGGGGCGTGGCGATGGCACCTACACCGTCAAACAGGCCAAAGAGTTTTATGCAAACCTGCTGAGCAAGGGATTCACCGCCGCCTAACCCCCCACGCGGCCCGCCGGAGCCGCTCCCAATCCGGCAACCACACACTGCGACCCCAACCATGCTCACAACCGCACTGCTAGTTATCTGGAAACTGCTGCTGCCACTGCTGGTAGTAGTCGCCGTGATCGACTGGATCACTGCCTCCGACGACCGCCGCATCCGCGTGCTGCGCCGCACTGGCCTGAGCCAGAAGCGCATTGCCGACCGCCTCAACCTGTCCACCTATCGCGTCCGCAAGGCGCTGATGGCATGAACAATCTGAACCGCTTTGCCGTGCTGGCAATCATCTTCGGTGTCTGGGCAATGGCCTACGACACCGGCCGCCAGCAGCCCGCCTACAGCCATCACGCCTGCCAAGAGCAACTCAAGCCATGACAGAAGCAGACATCTACTGGACATTTGCCACCGCCTACCAGCACGGCGGTGGTTTCTTCCAAGCGCTAGCCGCTGCTGGCCTCAAGGCTGACCCCTGCAATAAGCGCCGCTTGCTGGATGCGTTTCCCGAGCTGGTTGCCACCTACGGCACCGCTAGCCGGATGCACCGCCAGATGCGTAGTGGAGCAGCAGCGTGACCAGCCAAGAATGGATTACAAACAAGCGCCCAACAGACTTAGATGCTGATCTTCGGGGACTAATTCAAATCCCCACAAATCCTCAAGACCTAGACAAAAGTGGCGGCAAAGCTATTGCGATTGCCCGATGGGATGAGGGTATGCCATGGAGGCCTACCCATAACAAGGGTCTTCGTAAGCCAAAGCAGCTCAAACTATTACAGTCTGCTTATGTAAAAACTTGCAAATCCTGCCGTTACTGGCAGAAATGGGCAAAGCCCGGCGGCGAATGCCGTCGCAACGCACCGCAATCTGTAATGATTCACGCCGACATAGACGACACAGAGCACATCGCCTACTGGCCAGGCACTGATGACGCCGACTGGTGCGGCGAATGGGAGGCACGCCAATGACGCTATCCAATGAGCAGTACCACGCCGACCCCGCCGTCAGCGCTTCGCATCTGCACGCAGTCGCCAAGTCGCCCTACCACTACTTCAGCCGCTACCTCAATCCCGAGCGCATTGCACCGGAACCCACTGCTGCCATGCGGCTTGGTTCGCTGGCGCATTGCGCAGTGCTTGAACCGGAGGAGCTGGCAGGTCGCTATGGCGTCTGCGCACCGCGCAATACCAAGGCCGGCAAGGAGCAGGCTGCCGACATGGCTGCTGCTGGCATTGAAGCCGTCACCGGCAGCGATATGGAGCTGGCATTGGCAATGGCCGATGCCGTCCGCAGTCACCAAGCTGCTGCAGAGCTGCTGCGCAATGGCAAGGCTGAGCAATCCTTCTGGTGGGATGACGCCGCCACCGGGCTGCGGTGCAAGTGCCGCCCCGACTGGTATGACGGCACGACGGTGGTGGATCTCAAGACCACCACGGACGCCAGCCCTGCCGGCTTTGCCCGTAGCGTGGCTACCTTCCGCTACCATGTGCAAGCGAGCCACTACCTAGCCGGCTTGCACGGTGCTGAGCGGTTTGTGTTCATTGCCGTTGAGAAAGCTGCTCCGTACGCGGTTGCGGTCTACGAGCTTGACGCCGCGGCCATGGCTGCTGGTGATGAGCTGCGGCAACGCGACATGCGCGTGATTGCCGATTGCCAAGCCATCTCTGAATGGCCCGGCTACGGCAACACCATTCAGCCACTCAGCCTGCCTTCATGGGCATTAACTGCCAACCCAACTATCACATCCGATGACTTCTAGCATCACACTCTGGACGCCAGAGCAAACGCAGCTGATCTCAACCACCATTGCGCCTGGCTGCAGCAATGACGAGTTGCGCCTGTTTGCTTACGCCTGCCAGCGCACCGGGCTGGATCCATTCAGCAAGCAGATCTACGCCATCAAGCGTGGCGGCAAAATGACCATCCAAGCCGGCATCGACGGCTTGCGTGCCATTGCCGAGCGCACCGGCCAGTTGGACGGCAGTGAAACCTACTGGTGTGGTGAAGACGGCGTATGGGCTGACGTATGGCTTGGCAGCAAGCCACCTGCCGCGGCCAAGACCATCATTCATCGCAAGGGCAGCCAGCATCCTTTTGTTGGTGTTGCACGCTTCGCTGACTACAACGCCGGTCAAGGCTTGTGGTCCAAGATGCCTGCCGCGATGATCGCCAAGTGCAGCGAGGCCCTCAGCCTCAGGAAGGCCTTTCCTGCCGACATGTCCGGTGTCTACAGCACCGATGAGATGCAGCAGGCCGAGGTAGAGCCGGTGACCGTTACCGCTGCACCCGCGCTCCCCGCAGGCGATGCCAAGTTGTTCCAAGCTGGTAAGGCTGCGATTGCCAAGGCCGACACGCTGGACAAGCTGCAAGAGGTGGTAGCGCGCATGGATAAGCGCAAGCCTGATCTCAGCGATGAGCAGAACGACGAGCTGCTGCGCCTTGCCGTAGAGCGCGAGGCGGTCCTATCCGACACGCCATCAGAGGATCCCTTCGCTGATGACTGAACCATTCCTCACCACTGACGAACTGGCAGCACGTTGGGGCTTGAAGCCAGCAGCCATTAAAAACCAACGTGCACGCGGCATTGGTCCTGCCTACGTCACCGCACCGCGCATTGGTCTACCGGCTGGCACACCACGTGTCCGCTATCCCCTCGCACAAGTCTTGGCTTTTGAAGAAGCCAATGGCATCACACCACTGAACTGACATGAGCCTCTACGCAACCGGCATCGTTCGCATCATCACCGACCCGCAACTGCGTGCCTTTGAATCTGGCACCATGGTCGCCAACTTCGCTGGTGGCATCCAGGAGGGCAAAGACAAAGACGGCAACTGGATCAATAACGCAATCGACTGCGAGATCTGGGGTAAATCCGCTGAGCTGATCGTCGATAAGCTCAAAAAAGGCGACAGCATCCTTGTGACCGGTGCAGTGCGCCGGCAAGAGTGGAACGAAAAGGAAACCGGTGCCAAGCGCAGCAAGCATGTGCTCAGCATCCAGCGCTTTGAATTCATGCCACGCGGCGCAGCAACCACCAGCGAGGAGCCTGTGTTCTGATGAACGAAACCACACTTGACATTGCATTCAAGGAGTGGTGGGAGGCGTCCTACGGGCGCCCTCCCGGCACCCATGCAGTGATGACACACGTGGCATTTGCCGCGCATATTCTTGAACTCCTGGAGCTGATGCAAGATGATCAACCACAAGACTGAACAGCGCCGTGATGACTACTTGCAGTGGCTGTACGAGCAAAGCGGCCGGACCTGCTGCACCTACACCGGGCTATATCAACAGCGCATTGCTGATCTGGTCCGCCGCGATATGGCAGAGGTATTGGGTGATGAGTGATCTCGTCAACCATCCGCCGCATTACAAGCACGGCGACATTGAGTGCATCCAAGCCATTAAGGCAGCACTCGGTGATGACGGCTTTCGCGCTTACTGCAAAGGCAACGTCATCAAATACCTATGGCGTGCCGAGCACAAGGGCAATGCCGATCAGGACTACGGCAAAGCCGACTGGTACATGCGCAGGTTGCTGCTGCATGTAGATGAGTGATCCGTTTAAGCGCGGCGAGGCAAACTACGCCGCGTTTCTTACAGAAGATCACGTGCGCGAGCTGCGCCAGTTGCGTGTTGCTGGTAACAGCTACAGACAACTGGCAGAACGCTACGGCATCGACAAGAAACACGCATGGCGCATCTGCCAACGCATTGCATGGAGCTGGCTTGAATGACACAAGAACATCCCATCACCCCACCGCCTGAGCTGGTGCAAGCGTGGTCCGACGAGGCATTGACCGCCTCTGGAATGTTTGAAGTCAAGATGAATTTTGCCACCTATGCCGCCCGCTGGGGCAGCGACCAAGAGCTGAAGGCGTGCTGTGAGTGGGTCAAAAGCAAGCAGACCTATTGGGCGCACGACGAACTCCGCGCCAGCCGCCGGCCCAAGCCGCCGAGCTTGAAGGAGCAGGCGCTTGACGAGCTGCACATCAGTTTCGACAGGGGCTACCTCAAGGAAGGAGCTGCCGACACCATCCGCCGCGCATTGGAGCAGCTCCCCGATTAGCCAAGCCCACTATTTACTCAACCAATGACCATTCTCTGCGACTACGAAATCAAAGCGCTGTGCACCGACGGCATGGTGCCGAACTACGACGAGGCATTGATCAATCCTGCCAGCCTTGATCTACGGCTTGGTGACACGATCATGATCGAGTCCGCCGAAAACCTCAACATGCGGCCGCTCAGCATTGCAGGACGCACGGCGGAAAATCCGTACGAGCTAAAGCCTGGGCAGTTCATTCTTGCGCAGACGATTGAAGTGTTCAACATGCCGGAGAACATTGCCGGCCTGTTCTTCCTCAAGTCAAGCCGCGCACGCGAAGGCTACGAAAACCTGCACGCCGGTTACGCAGATCCTGGCTGGCATGGCAGCGTGCTGACCTTGGAGCTGAAGAACTCACGCCAGATCCTGCCGCTGCCGCTTTGGCCTGGCTTAAAGATCGGGCAGATGGTGTTCTTCCGCATGAGCCAGCAGCCGGTGACCAGCTACAGCGTTACAGGCCATTACAACTCAGACATCACGACGACGGCCTCGAAGCAGTTCTTCAGCGGCATCTAGGTGCCACTGCTCTAGACCAGTCCGCAATGCTGCCGACGCTTCCTGCGCAAGCCAGTGGATTTGAGACCGCTGGCTTGCTTCTTGCTCGGCTAGCAGCAGCGCATATTCCAACAGTCCACCCCAATCTGCTGCAGCATGTAACGCACGTAGCTGCGCAGCATTGGCAGCGCCGTGGAATTGTGCTTCCATTGTATGTACTAACGGATTTTCCATGTCTGACGCTATTGGCGACTACTTAAACAGTATCGCGCGGTATCCATTACTCACACCGCAACAAGAGATACAACTTGGCCGCCGAGTTTCAAAGTGGAGAGAATTAAAGGATCTTGAAAGACCTTTAACAACACAAGAACGCCGTGAACTACGCAGCGGTGAGCGTGCGCGGCAAAAGTTCATGCAATCCAACCTGCAGCTTGTAGTGCATGTTGCACGCAAGTACAGCAGGCGCAACACGCAAACGCTTGACATGCTGGATCTGATCCAAGAGGGCAACATCGGTCTTGCGCGCGCTGTTGAGCTGTTTGACTACACCCGCGGGTATAAGTTCAGCACCTACGCCTATTGGTGGATCCGTCAATCCATCGGCCGCGCATTGATTCAATACGATCCAATCATCAGGCTGCCGCTTGGCGTGCATGAAATGCTGATCAAGCTCAACAAGACAGCGCAGGCATTTGCGCAAGAGCACGGACGCACAGCGACCATGGCGGAGCTTGCCGCAGTGCTTGATGTGACTCCTAAGGTGATATCTGACACATTGCAACAGTCGTATCGGGTCACAAGCCTTGATAAGCCTGCGCAAGATGAATCATCTAACATTCTTGACATCATTGCCGATAAAAGACAATACGACGTTGAATACGATTGGCAACTTGAAACGGTGCGCGACTATTGCGATGAGCATTTAGATGATCGCACTCGTGAAATCATCTACGCACGCAACAGTCGCAATCCAGTGCCATGGAATGACCTAGAAAACCGCATGGGCCTATCACGTGCACGCATGTGCGAAATACAAAGGCGTGGTATCAGCCGCCTTCGTATGCTGATAGGCAACCCGCTGGCAGGCACTCCACTTGGAGCCAACAATACAGAAGGTCGGGAACATCTGGAGGGTCTGCCTAGCGGGAATGTGTAAAGATCACCAGCAAGAATGGCAAGCTAGGGTGTTCTATCATCAGATGCTTGAATCCAATGCAGCACAGCAAGCTCACGATCTAGCAGATAGGAATCCTGCTGATTGAACCACTGCTGCCATTCTTCGCTGCCCTTCTTTCGATTGCATGGCCTGCAAGCTGGCACAAGATTAGTCGTTACAGTAGCGCCACCTTTGTGGCGCGGCTTGACGTGATCTAACGTGTCAGCTGCATCTCCGCAATAAGCGCATTGATGCTGCCATGCCTCAAAGATTTGCTGCCTGAATCTATGTTTTGCACTGCGTTTTGGGATGAGGTTTGCGCCATCAATGCAGTGATCCACGCAGTGGCTTCAATAATCCCATCGTACCTTTGGCTTGCCGCGACGCATTCCTAAATGCACAAATCCTTTAGGCGCGCCGTAGCCGAGTGAATACGGCCAGTTCTGATCGCACCACTCTTGTACGTGGTTAATGTTGACCTCGCGGATATAGAAATCAACCGCACCAACGTTGGGTGCATCGTATAGGTGCTCGCTACCACTGGAACCACCTACCGCTGCATTGATGGCACGCGGGCGATAGCCACTGGTGATGATCACAGGCTTGCCGCCAAACTTGACACGTGCACGCTCAAGGAATGCTGCTAGCTCTGCTGCCGTGTCGAGCTGGTATTGATGATCAAAGCGCCGTGCTTCTTGAAATAGCGCAAACTCACCAAGCTGCACGTGCGGCGTAATGCGAGCTGTAAATGCGCTATTGGGTGACAGCTTGGATGGATCCTGCTGCTGCTCACCAGCCCATAGCCTGCCTTCTGCGCGGCGACGACGCAGCAAACCTGCCTCTACAGCGCTGCCTGGGTTGCGATATAGCTCCATTGCTGCTGGCACTGCCTGCCAGTCCTTGCCAACAAGGCATTTACTGATCGTCTCAAAACCAGTGCTGCCGTAGAAGCCGGCGCCAAGGTTGTAAGCGAAAGAGATCAACGCGCATTGCTTGTTGCCCGTCATCTCATTCCAAAACGGCACGCTGTTGCGCAGTTTTGCGGCAATGCGCTCCACTTCAAGCGCTAGTAGCTGATCGGCATCAATCACAGTGATCTTGTCACCGCGTTGCACCTTGCGACCATCTGGGTAGCGCGTGGTTCCATAGCCGATGGTTGCAACGTCCCATCCGTGCAATGGGTCCGGGTATGCACTAAGGTGCACGCCCTCGAACTCTTTAATGAGCTTTATGGCTGGCTCATAATTATGCAACTTGCCGCCAGCTTGCCAGGTCTTGTACCAATGCTGATCCCTATTGAAGACTTCAGGCGCAACCTTTAATAG